TTCCTGTCCAAAGCGTTCTGATAGGCGTCACGGATGTCCGCATCCGCCATCGCATTAGCATCCCCGGCAGGCACCTGAATCACCGCAGCCGAGCTGCGCCCTGAACCACCACGTCCGCCCATGCGCGCCTCCTACCTGGCCGCCAGTTTACCGGTCGGGTTAATGGGCGTCCTGACATCAGGGCGTGGGTTTCGGTTAGTTCTTGGCTTGACTGCCCGCGGGAAGAAGTTGGTGACAAGCTGTCCCCCGAACTTGAAGCCGGCGGCACGTTCCCTGTAGTCCAAGTTCTTCTGGTCTGCGTACGGGTTGAGCTGAATCAAACCCTTGCGGTCCATGCTTTTCAACGTGTCCTGCAAGGTGCTCATGGATACGTCTGACATCGTGTTATGCAGGTCGTAGATGAATACGTAGGCTGGGCTGTTGGGGTCGGTGTGTGCTGTGTAGTAGTTGGTAAGGACCCGGTTCTCCAGCTCCGTGAGTCCCGGCAAGTTGACAGCCTGGTCAGATTTCGCTGCTGCTGCTGCTGCTGCTGGCGCTTGTGGGCCTGGGTTCGGGGATCCGCCTCTGCCGCCCATTATGACCGCTCAATCCGAATGACATGGTTTATGTCGCCACCATACTCAAAGGCCGCGTCAAGATCCCTCTGCCTGATAGCTCGGACATTGTCCCACCTGATGAGGTGAACGTCCGGCTTTGATGCCATGGACTGCAGGGCGGCATCTTGCTGGCCGCGCGTGAGACCGCCTAGAGCTTGGCGCATATCGGCCAGCGGAACCCAGTCGCCTTCGTAGCGTGCAAGGTCGAAATAGGTCTGACGAATCTGGGCTTCAGGGCTGTTGGCAGCTTGAGCACGTGCAGCCGCCTGGGCTATAGCAGTGTTCAGGTTGGTGCGCGGTGCGCCGCCTCTGCCGCCCATTACTCGTCCCAACGTGTCTTGAAATATTCGAACCGGTTGTTGGTGTAGAACTTATCTTCCCCCAGCGACCGGCCGTACACCAGGACAACTTCGGGCAGCAAGGAGAACAGCATCTCTTCCAGGCCGCGGCGGAAACCTTTCTCCGCCTCATCGCCTCGGATGCCCACCGTGGACACGGCCACGACGCTGCCCGTGGGGATGCCCGCGAAGCAGAACTCGTAGCTGGCCGGTGTCGACCAGGACACGGTGGGGATGACATCTACCCCGTTGCTGTTCATCCACGCCCCGCACCACCGTGACCTATATACCTGCCACAGCTGCATCGCCAGTGGCATCTCCCGCCACAGGGAGAAGTCGGGGGTCAGGGAGATGCCGGCGCGCATGATGCGGGACAGGCTGCGCCGCGGCTGGGTCCACACCGTTTCGAAGCGGTAGTCGTCCAGAAAGAAGTGGACGGCGTCTCCCGGCTGCGGCTGTTCCACCTTCCTTCGGTCGTTGTAGGCGATCAGCCGTGTCGGTGCTGCGGTGGTGCGTGGCAGGTCCGGGATGCCCCAGGAGTTGCTGGACTGGTACAGGGTGTGGGTGTTGTTGCGGTCGAAGTTGCCTGGCAGCGAGCCCCAGTTGTGGCTGCTGCGGGTGACGTTGAGCTGGGCTTGGAGTTCCACACCAAAATCATAGGACACTCGTATATACGTACTTAGTCATCTAAGATCACTTTCATGGGTAAGTCGATGAAGCGTGTCATCTCCGAAATGCCGGAGCATGAGCAGCTCGCGCTCATCGAATCCCTGGACATCCAGACCCTGGATCAGATGGCCAGGGGCGAGTGGTGGTATACGAGCCGCCCGGAGCAAGTCCCGCCACCTGGAAATTGGACAATTCATCTTTATTTGGGAGGACGAGGCACAGGAAAGACTAAATCGGGCGCTGAGTGGCTGGTGCAGCGCACCATCGACTTCCCCTACGACTCCTCCGGATTCCCCACCGAGCGCCTGGTGGTGGCATACAACCTGTCCGACACCCGCATCGTGTGCATCGAAGGCGCCTCCGGAATCCTGCGAGTCCTCTACCGGCGTGGCTTCGAAGAGGTCAAAGACCACTACCGCGGCGACATGGTCAACAAGTTCCACTACACCAAATCACCCAAGCCGCACATCACCCTCATGGAAACCGGCGCCAAAATCCACTTCACCGGCGCGGACCCTGACGCGCCGCGAGGCTTCAACCTGGCTGACGTGTGGCTCGACGAGATCGTGAAATTCGAGGATCCACTAGCAGTGTGGAAGGAAGGCGTCTTCCCTGCCCTTCGTGCCGACCTGCCGGGCGACAAGCCCCGCGCCTTCGTCACCACCACACCCAAGCCCATCCCGATCCTGCAGCACTGGCTGTCCCAACAGGACGGCACAGTGTCAATGTCGCGTGGTTCCACCTTCGACAACGAAGACAACCTGAGCAGCGACTTCCTCAATGAAGCACGCAAAATGTACGAGGGCACCGCGCTAGGTCGCCAAGAGCTATATGGCGAAATGCTGGACAGCCTGGAAGGCATGCTGTTTTCATACATGGCCATCCATGGCAATAGGGTCAGCATCGGCCCGACGCAGGTGGCCCACCGCACCGTGGGTGTGGACCCTGGCCTCACCGGTGGCGATGACGGTGACGAGATGGGTGTCGTGGTGGTGTGCCGCGATGCCGAAGACCACATGTTCGTGGTCGCCGATGAGACAACCCGACTCGCCGGCCGCGACGCAGCACTACACGCATGGAGAGTCTTCGAACGCTACCAGTGCGACACCCTCGTCTACGAAAGCAACCTGGGCAAAGCCTGGATGCACGAAGTGTTCCTCGACGCGTTCAAGGAGCTACAGCGTTCAGGTGTATTCAGCATGGACATCATGGAGCCGCCGCTGGTCCCCGCCTTCTCCACCGTGGGTAAGAAGCTGCGCGCCGAACCTGTGGCGATGCGCTACTCACAGGGGCGGGTGCATCACATAGGCGTCTTCGAAAAGCTGGAAGCGCAGATGCTCGGCTTCGACCCGATCACGTCCAAAGTGTCACCCGACCGTCTCGATGCACTGGTCCACGCCTGCCGGCATTTGATCGACGGGGAGAAACGGCGTTCCAAGATCCTGTCACCGGCCAACTACCCGATGCCGTCACTTGGGATGAATGCCTGGTAGGAACCTGCGTCCTAGGATGCTAACTTAGTCAATGTGATCTACTTGCTCGCCTTTGTCGTCTTGGTCCTGGCTGCGGCTAGGGCGACGCGAGTGATCGTCATCGATGACGTTGCCATCGGGCTGCGCAGCTGGGTACTGGCCGACACGAAGAAGATCTGGCGACTGAAATTTGGCAAGACGCCATGGCTGGCCAAACTCGTCGTCTGCTACTGGTGCGCTGGCTTCTGGGTGTCGCTGCTGCTGGTGCTCTTCGTCCACACCTACGCCTGTGTCACTGGCCAGCTGTCGTGGCACACCATGTGGCTTGCGCCCATCACCACACTCGCCGTCGCCTATGCGTCTTCATGGGTTCTAGATAAGGAAGGCGTCGATGGCGGTATTTAAGACCAAGAAAGCAGACCCAGCTCCACCGGAAACAGGAAGCCTCATCGCCTCCGCGGTGCGGATGGGGCTATCCGAAGAGGCATGGCGGGGCTACCGCTTCACCGACGAAGCCTGGCAGCGACAGGCCTGGGACTTCTACGACACCAACCCGCAGCTGCACAACGCCGTCGACTACATCGGCGCCGCCTCCTCAATGATCCGGATCTTCGTCGCCGAGGTGGACGAAAATGGTGTCCGGCAAGGCGAAGTGGACGACGACGACGAAATCGGCGCACTGGCCGAAACGCTGTTCGGAGGGCCGGCGAACAAGGCCGAAATGCTGCGTGCCATAGGCGAATCGCTGACCGTCGCTGGGGAATGTTTCATCATCGGCAAAAGCAAACGCGGCGGCATGTCCGACCAGTGGTGGGTGGCAGCCCCAGGCGAGGTACGCAAAAACGGTGACACCGTCTACGTCAACATGGGCCGGGCACAGCGTGAAGAACTGAACCCCGGCTCGGACATCGTCATCCGCACCTGGACACCACACCCACGGCGCGCGTTCCTGGCCGACTCCCCCGTCCGCGCGCTGCTCGGTCTGCTGTTCGAGATGGAGCAGATGCAGATGTTCATCCGGGCGCAGATGAACTCACGCATCGCCAACGCCACCATCCTGCCCGTGCCGTCCACGCTGGCTGTACCCAAAGGCGACGGCCAGGCTGTGGCCACAGACGACATCTACCAGCAGCTGTTCGAAGTTATCACCTCCAATTTGGAGGGTAAAGGCACCGCCGCGCAGGTCGCCCCGATTCTGTGGCAGATGCCTTTGGCTGAGCTGCAGGCAATGGCGGGTGTCGTGCCGATCCGCTTCGATTCGCCACTGTCCGATCAGGCCATTGAGCTACGCAAGGAGCAGCAGCAGAAACTGGCCATCGGCATGAACGTCCCGGTGGAAATTCAGCTCGGCGGCCAGGAGATGAACCACTGGTCCATTTGGTGGGCCGGCGAAGAGTTCATCGTCAAAACGGTCATGCCACTGTTCAACCGGATCGTTGATGCGCTGACAGTGGCCTACCTGATCCCTGCGCTCAAGGCGCTCGGCAAGGACCCCCAACGGTACACGTACTGGTATGACACTGCGCCACTGGCCAACTCTGCCAACAAGCTGGCCGATGCGCTGAACCTGTACAACGCTAACCCTCCCGTGGTGTCCGCTGCCACAGTGCGCCGTGAAGGTGGCTACAACGATGCCGACGCACCGACTGAGGAAGAGATCGGTCAGCGATTCATCAAAGAGGTCATCCTGCGTGACCCGACACTCTTCGCGATCCAGGCGCTGCGTGAAGAAATCAACATCGACGTCGACACGTCAGTGCCAGCGCTCACCGACGTGGGGCCGCCACCGCCACCAGTGCCAGGCCGTGTCCCCACCGAACCTGCACCAGGGCAGCAGCCCAATCAGCCAGCGGTCACAGATGGCGGGGAAAGTCAGCTGATTGCTTCAGCTGTTCCACCGCCCACCGCAGTGTCCATCGCGGCGAATGGTCTGGTGGTTCGTGCTCTGGAGCTTGCGGGGAAGAGACTCTTGACTCCCACGCATCGCGGTGTTTTTGGAACCACACCGCCCCACCTTCTGCACACCAAAATCCTGGTGGGCTCATCTGCTCATGCAGAGACTCTTCTGGCTGGGGCGTGGGATCAGTGGGACTACTACTTTGCAGGCGTTCATGCGCCTCGTAAAGCTCTGCAGCCCGTGCTGCACTCCTATGCAAAAGGGTTGCTAACCAACAGGATTGAGCACAGTCCCACGCTGCTGGCTGCCATGCTGCAGGAGGCGTCGCGATGACGCAGCCGCTGGAGCCACAGATTCCCGAGGAGCCAGCACCAACCGGTGCGTTGGCTCTGGCGGCGTTTGAGGCATCCATTGCGGCGCTAGTGCTGTCCATGTACACCGCCTGGCTGGCCACTGCGGCAGCAGCTGTCCTTGCTGCTTTCCACCGGTTCGGCGCAGCACCCGACCCCAACGCCATCTGGTCTACGGTGCCCGACTGGAACCGGCAGGTAGATCGGCTGATCTCCGGCCTGGAGCAGATTGCACGAGCTGGGTGGATCGAAGTGGGGCGCCAGCTCGGAGTGGAGATCCCATTCGACCCAACCGACTCCATCCTTCAGGACCAGCTCGCACGGACGCGCAACCTGATGGTCCGCACACCAGATGAGGTCTACCGGCGCATCATCGATGAACTTGGTGCTGCTGTCGCAAATGGGGAAACCGTAGATCAGCAGGCGGCACGGGTTCGGCATGTCCTGGACGTTACAGGCACCGAGAACTGGCCGGCCAGGGCAAGGACAGTTTCTGTCACAGAGGTGACACGAGCGTACAGCATGGGCGGTTTGGCCGCGGCGTTGCGCATCGAGCAGCGGGAGTCCGGACGGCGGATGTTGAAGCGTTGGGACTCCAAGGAGGACTCTGCCGTGCGGCTGGCTCATCGTCTGGCCGATGGGCAGGTGCAGTTTGTGTCGCAGCCGTTTGTGGTGGCTGGTGAGTCGCTGCGTGTCCCTGGCGACCCTGAAGGTTCCCCCTGGAACGTCATAAACTGCAGATGTAGATCTATCTATATAAGGGGGACGCGCTGATGACTGTCAACGCCAAAGCGTGGCGCAAGTTCCCGATCGCAGACCGCGACCAAGGCTTCAACGCCGACCAGGCAATCAAACGTATCCAAGCTGCCTCAGCCGGTGACCTGGCCGCGTTCAATGTGGCGTTCCTGTGGCGTTCGGACACCGGGCCACCCAACAACAAGAACTCCTACCGGCTGCCCATCGCCGATGTCATCAACGGCCGCTACACCCTGATCCCACACGCTGTGTTCACCGCCGCGGCGATCCTGCAAGGCGCCCACGGTGGCTTGGAAGGTGTCGTCGGTGAGGATGAGAAGAAGCAGCTGCGCGGTGTCGTGTCCGAAATCTACAAGCAGCTGCGTGACATCTACACCGACCCGCGCATCGTGCCGCCGTGGGAACGCCAGGACGTGCCGCCGCAGGACCGTCCCAACCGGCAGATCTCCACCACAGCATCGCTGAACACTGCTGTGACGCAGCTGCCCAAAGGTGGGGACGGCCCGTGGAACGCCAAACAGGTCGACGACCGTGTCTGGGCATGGGCTGACCGTGACTGGCGCCAATACCGCAAAGCGTTCCTGGTGTGGGACACCACACGACCGGAGAACCGGGACTCGTACAGGTACCCGGTGGCCGACGTCGTCAACGGTGAGCTGCAGCTGATGCGCAGAGGTGTCAGCGTCGCCGCGTCGATGTATGAAACCCACCGCGACGGCATCGACCTGCCCGACGACATGCTGCCGCAGTTGGGGGAGCTGCTGGCCCAAATCCAGTATCCGCAGGAAGAACAGGAAAGTGAGGACGCCATGACCGCTGCCGCACCGTTGCGTCCGCCGGCGCACTGGTTCGACGATCCGATGTTTGAAGGTCCAAGCCCATTGACTGTCACCGCTGACGGTCAAGTCAAAGGCCACCTGGCACTATGGAACGTATGCCATTTCGGGATGCAGGATGTGTGCCGCATGGCGCCGCATTCCAACACCGGCTACCAGTACTTCATGACAGGGTCGGTCCTGACCGCTGATGGGACACAGCGCAAAGTCGGGCGGATCACGCTGGGCACGGGGCATGCGAATCTGCGTCTGGGCTACATACCGGCCGCGGACCACTATGACAACACTGGTACCGCAGCTGCTGTTGTTGCGGCAGGTGAGGACCGCTTCGGCCCTTGGGTTGCCGGTGCGGCGGTACCCGAGGTGTCTGAGGCGAAGATAGCCGAGCTGCGCCGCTCGCCTCTGTCAGGTGACTGGCGCCCGACACCGAAGGGCTTGGAGCTGGTGGCTGCCCTTGCCGTGAACACGCCCGGGTTCCCTGTGGTGGGTCTAAGCGCCTCAGGTGAGGTGTTGTCCCTGGTGGCTGCGGGCATGGTGCTGCGCGATGAGGAGATCGCGGCGCTGACAGGTCCTGATTTGAGTCTTGAGCTGCCAGGCCCGGACGATGCGGCGCTGCGGGAGCGGCTGCAAAAGTTCCGGGAGAAAACGGATAGGTTGACTAAGTTGTCGCGTTCGCGCAGGCTTGAAGACATCTTGAGAAGAGGTGTCTGATGGGGTGCAGTTCATGCGGCAAACGTGCCAGTGCCGGTGTCGTCTATCCACGCAAGGTGACGTTGGCTGACGGCGCCGAGGTGGAGGTCACCTCTGCGGCTGATGAGCGTGCCCATCGCAGCCGGGCGCAGGAACGGATGCGTGCACGTGCAGCTGAACGTGGATATAGTGTGACGAGACGGTAACTCGTCGCTCTGGGGTTGAGAGGTGGGGCCGGTTCTGCGGGAACCGGCCCCACGCGCATCTACCAGAAGAACACCACGGCTACCAGAGCGGCAAAGTACAGGATGGTGTGGCGTGCGCTGAACGCGTCGCTGTGAGCGACCAGTGCGCGGCTAAGGCGCGAAAAGCGTGTCTTCATCGGGGGTCTCTGCTTCGTCGTCGATGGTGAGGTTGACGTGGTAGCCGACACCTTTGAGCATTCGCAGCGCTGTAGCCAGGGTGAGTTGTGAGCTTTGGCCACGCTCCGTTCTTGACCATATTGTCGCTTCAACGCCGCCTACGGCCGCTGCTGCCGCCTGGGTCATGCCCAGATCCGCCCGTCGCTGTGCGATGAGGGCTGGGAAGTCTGTTCCGGGGGTCAGTCGCTTCACGTCCCGAAGTTACCACACACGTACTTGCTGACGCACCTTGTGGACGAAGTCAACCAGATCATCTATGCTGGCCACATATATCCGCGGTGATGCGCTGTGAGCCTGCCGACACGAGCAACAACTTCTGTGTCGGAAGGAACACCCAATGGCATTCACCCCGCCCGCACGAGAAGCCTTCAAAGACTTCTCGGTAGCCGGGCTCACCGATATGGCCAACGTCGCATCGGCGGAACTCACACCGCTGGTCGCCTCGGCCCACGAAGCCCCTGAGGCTGTCACAGACGAACAGCTGACTCGCATGGAGGAACTGCAGGCTTTCGTCGCCGCGGTCGGCGAGGAACTCGAAGCACGCCACCAGCGCGCAAACCGCGTATCGGCAATCGACGTCCCCGCCCTACCCACCTTCGAGGCTCCAGTAGCGGACGTAGAGCCAGTGGTGGCAGCCGCTGAAGAGCCAGCCGCAGAGCCTGTAGTGGCCGCGGTAGAAGGCGTCAAAGACGTTGCGGCCACCACACCGGCAGGAACCGGTGAAGTGGTCGAAGCAACCGTCACGGCGTCAACAGCTGTGGCCAATGCGCCGCGGCGCTCCGTGCAGATCGCCGACGCGGCACCGTACTCGCCGGCAGCCGAGGTACTCGACGGCGAAGCGGCGTACACCATTGTGGCCGCAGCCGACGTGTCTTCGTTCCCGATGGGTTCCGAACTCAGCTGGGATTCGATCGGCAAAGCGTTCGAGGAACGAGTACGGCCACACGGTGGCATGACCAAGGGTCGTGTGACGGGACGTCACCAGGCGCCACTGGCCACCATCAAGCGCAACTACCCTGAGGGCCAGGTCGTCATGGAAGGCGACTCGCATCAGGGCGCCTTCGCGAAGCTGAAGAAGACATCCGACTCGGCCGGGCGCGAAGGTGCACTTGTCGCCGCGAATGGCTGGTGTGCGCCGTCCACACCGGACTACAGCATCTGCAACCCGATCACCACAGACGGTCTGCTGTCGCTGCCGGAGATGGTGCTTCGCCGCGGCGGCCTGCTGCACAACCAGGGTTTGGACTTCGGTGACTTCTTCGGCAACGACTTCGTCCTGCCGATCCCCGGGTTCAACATCCTCACCGAGGCTCAGGTCATCTCCGACACCGCCAAGACGTGTGTCGAAATCCCGTGTCCCGAGTTCGTGGATGACCGGCTGAATGTGGCCGCCCTGTGTCTGACGTCTTCGCTGCTGCAGAACCGCGGCTACCCCGAGTTCGTGTCCGAGTTCGTGCAGGGCGCTATCGCAGCGATGGCTCACCTGGTCAACCGTGAGGTTGTCAACGAAATCGAGACGGGTTCAACGGCTATCACCCTTTCCACTGTGGACCCTTGGGCCACGGACGGTTCGGTGTGGTCGCAGCTGATGGCCGCGATTGACATGGTGGCCAAGAATATCCGCTACATCTACCGCACGTCGCGGACTCAGACGGTGCAGATGGTGTTCCCGTACTGGGTGCAGTCGGCGCTTCGTTCGGACTGGCTGCGCCGCAACGCGACGCACACCGAGGAACTCACCGACCAGATGATCTCGGCGGCGCTGTCTCGGCGCTACGTGACTGTCCAGTGGATCTACGACTGGCAGGACGCGTTCGACCCGGCCAACGGCGCCGGCGCGATTGACGTCAACCACCAGTTCGGTAACGGCGCCGGCCCGATCGCTGCGGCTCTGTTCAACAACCCGACTTCGGTCACGTTCCTGGCGTTCCTGCCAGGCACATGGGTGCTGGGTCGTCAGGACGTCATCCGCCTCGACACGGTGTACGACTCAACGAACCTGCAGCAGAACCTCGTCACGCAGTTGTTCATGGAGGACGGCTACCGGCCAATGCGCATGTGTCAGTACTCGTTCGCGTACACGATCAACATCTGCGCAAACGGCTCCACTGGCCTACAGCGCGCCGTGACGTGCTCGGACGTGACTCCGTAAGTGACGCAACAGGGGGCAGCCAACGGGCTGCCCCCTCGCCAAGTCGCTGAAGGAGGTGACACATGGTAG